TCTTTCAAAATCCTTTTCTGCTGTGTTTCATCCCTGTTTAAACTTCTTCTTGCATTATTCAGCGCTACAACTTGTTTCTTCGTCCTGCTATCATAAAGCAAGTTAGAAAACACTCCAAAACCTATTCCCCCATCATCTACGTAAATCTTCTTATACCTATTCTTCGCATGCAAGTGTTGGATTATAGTCGTAACATCATTAATGTAAGTCTTCTCACTTGTTATGCTCTCAGTCTGATAAAACTTGTCTTCTACTCTTGTAATCTCTTCATAACTGCTTATGTCTTCCCCCATTCCACCGACATCCACACCTAAAAACTTCTTCCCTGTCAAGTTCTGCCTTTTCAGTGTGCAGACTTTCTTAATCAAATCATCTGAAAACATCCTAAGTAACTCATCTACAAACTCGCCTAAAAACTCCTGTGCATACTGCAAGTGCGTCATAGTTTTCTTCTGCTGTTCCAAGAAAGCAAGCATAGCCGTCCGTTGCTCCCCACTTCTCCCCTCTGCAACTTCTTCCGTGCTTATATGGAACTTAGTAAATGTTGGGTCTTGAAAGCACTTATAGAAATGGCCTGCCTTTCCAAATGGTGTGGAAATCAAAATAATCCTTCCATTATTAGTTACCAATGCAGGAATAATCGCAGGATAAACATCTTCTGGGATAAAGGCTGCTTCATCTGCAATCAACATATCTATGGTGTAACCCCTTATTCCCAATCCGTCCAGACCTGTGGGTAAGCACCTTATTATACTTCCATTTTTGAGTTTTATCTCTGACTTGGTCGGTCGGTCCTTTCCAGTCTTCATATACTTCTTGAAATTCTCGTCTATGTAAAATAGAACCTTGCTGAAAAGAAGATAAGCTTGCCTTTCTGTTGCAGAAATTATCATAATTGACTTCTTCTCGTTCTTCACCGCATACTCGGCAGCTAAAATACTGATAATAGTGCTTTTTCCGCATTGTCTCCCACTCCTCAAAACAATGTTCCCATCTGTGCTTAGGACATCCTTTTGCCATTGGTCAAGTTCCATCTCTTGTTAAAATTTCCTCAATATTTATGTCTTCTTGCGCTGGTTTTTCGGTGTTTTTTGGTGGAATATTTATACGCATTTCCATACGTTTCTTAGCTATTACTGCTCTTAGCCATGCCGAAATGTTGATACTTTCAGATTTTAGCCAATCCACAGTTTCAGCTTCAAGGGTCAATGTTATCTTCTTTTTCATATATTTGTATGGAATTGCGTATATTTAAATCTTATGTTTTAGGGTGTTTTTGAGCAAAATTTCTTAATATTTTTTAAAAAATTTGTCTGGGTTCTATCCCCCTATAATCCCCCTTAATAATAAGGGTCGCAAAGGGGGCCGACTTCCTAGTTATTCGGTTAAGCGAATAGCTCCATAGGAAATAGAGGTGTATTAGTTCCATAGGAAACATAGGTCTATACCTACGCTTCTAGTGGAGAAGTTCGCATTAATGCATTTATCGACGGTAAAAGTACGGTTAATTGCTATTAAACGAACCTTTTAAGGTGAGTTCCATAGGAAATGAACCCCTCTTACCTGCATTTCCACTGCACCTTGATTTCCAGTGGAAAGCCTCCGTTTCCTTTAGAGTTACTACTGGCGGACCACAAAATACTTTAACTTTGGTTACTTTAAAACTCTGAGGAGTTTTAAAAGTTGATAGTTAAAACGTTACGTCTGGGGGACGCCGAAGTGAGCCGAAGCGAACGGAGGCGTAGACTAAACCTAAAAAACGATAAATATATAAACATTACTTACTTACTTAACTTAACTAAGTATAGAAATACAATACAATACAATACAATGAAGAAAAACAAAACAATCTGCTTGGACAGTGAGGTGATGGACAGACTGGCTACTGAGGAGAATGCCTCTGGACTAATTGAAAGATTATTAAGAAGCTACTTCTCTATGAAGGATGTAGAGACAATGACAAAAGAAGAGATTAAGAAGCGAATAGCCTTAATTGAGCTACAAAAGAAACATAAAGCCGAATTGGAGGCAATTAATGGAAGAGATTGATAGATTAAAGTCCATGCTTGAAAGGAAAGAGGCATGGGAGAGAAAAACAGAGAACGAGAAAGAAAGGCTTAATAGGCTCGAAATAGAGCGTGCTGAGAGCATAAAATCAGCTTTCCATGACTTTGCAGGGCGACCAATGAACGATATTGAATTTATTGAGTATATGGACCACTGGGAAAAGCCTGAGGGTTTCTTCACAGATAACTATAAAGGCTTTAACATATTCACATTTGCTAAGAAAGCAAAGGAAAGAGATGACCAGAGTAAATAAAGGAATTAGATTTGAGTATAAGATTAGAGACCAATTAAGAAAAGAGGGTTATTATGTAGTAAGGAGTGCAGGCTCACATGGAGATTTTGACCTTGTAGCCATAAACCCAACAACTAACATCATTAAGCTGTTACAATTAAAGCGAGGTTCTAAAAGATATATTAAAAGCAGTAAAGAAAGATACGATTGTAAGCATTTCGAGGGAGAGTATATGGTTAAATTTGAGATAATTGAGAAAGAAGACTAATCAAGGAGTGTAAGTATTAGGTGTTCCAAGTAATCTCAACTACAAATGTAAAATCCCACTTACAAACTTCACAATTTATTTTCATTCTTTTTCTCCTAATTCTTGTTTGATTAACCACGCATTATGGAGAAGTGAAGCTTTGCTTGTTCCATCTGTTACGTTTCCGTTGATAATTCCGAAGCAATGACCTCTCTTCACACAATAAATATTCCCTATAGGATATTTCTTAATCAGTCTATTAACTGTGCCACTTCTTGCTATTTGTTTGCATTCTAATCCAAAGTGTTTACATAATTTTTTAATATCCATCTTTTCTCTTTTGTATTTAAAGCTACGTTTATTCTTTAGTTTAGTAGTTACAATATGAAACCCTCTGCCTCTCTTTCTTCCTTTCTTTTCAAATTCCTTGTGGACTTCTTCATAAGGGATATTGGAAACTAAGGCGAATGCTCTTATAGTGCAATCACTACTTTCTCTTTCGTATCCTTGAGGCCTAATTAGCTGATTATTTTCCACAAGTTCCTTATATGTTTTTGTCATTTCAAATCCTCATCTGTAATGTTGAAGAAGTGTTTTATCCAATCAATTTTAGATTTTCTTGAATAAAAAAGAAACTCGTCCATAAAGTATTGATTATCAGCCTTTTTCATTTCCTTTATCCACTTGATAGCTTCTTGTCTTATCTGATTTTTATAATTATATAAAACTTCAATTTTATCATCTATCTGGTCAAGATGGTCTTCTGAGATTGTTCCAAGTTCCCAAGCTATATCCTTTAATGTTTTAAGTTCTGTCATTGTTTTCCCCCTGAATTATTCTCTCAAAGTCATCCACCAATTCTTTAATTAAATCTTGGAGTTTTGTATCTGGGGCATGGAATTTCTCATAACATATCAACTCAATCGCACCTTTAAAAGCAACTTGTCTGATTGTGCTTTCATCTCGTGAGTTAGAAGCAGGAGAGGGAGATTGGAGTAAAACCTCTGCCTGCTTGTCTGTGGTATTAGATACTACAGCATAACACTTGGTAATTGATTTATATCCAGTCTTGGATATTGCTAACTCTAAGTCGCAAGTCTTACCCACACTTTGTAAAACATAAGGTATAGCATCCTTGTCAAAGCAAGTCATGTTACCGATAGAAGTCCTTACTTTCAAGTAATCATTTCCAGTCTTCTCTGAATGCTCCCAATCTGCACTCTCAATCAATATGCCCTTTTCTTTTCTGTTCATTTTTTATCCTCTATTATTAATCTTATAAGTTTAAGCGTTATCCTTAGCAGAATTTCTATTGACTGGATGTATAAAAGAGGATTACCTTTGCTATCGTTTGCGTCAAGGGTTATACTCTTTTTTTTATCATTAAAACTTATTATAATAGAGCCTTCTTTTGCTAACTTCATTTTAACGCTTTCTTCATCTCCTTTGTAAATGGTTGTTTAAATCTCTCTTCTGCTGAGGCAATATAAGTCTTTCTTATCTCTTTCCATAACTGCTTATCATTAACTTTCTTAGGTCTCTTTCCTTTCCTATATCCATCCAAGAAACCTATTTTGTAGAACTCAATAAAGTCGTTTCTCATCATTAGCACTTTTGCTATTTCTTCATCTTTGTTTGTCATTTTTCCAACTCCTTAAAGAACGTTATAATATCATTCATATTTTGTGCTTTTATTCCACTCCCATATGATAAGCCATGAGCAAAAGCAAGTTCTTCTATCCACAACCTTAATTGGTTTTCTGTTAATCTAATCTCTCTAACTAATCTAAATTTCTTCTCATTTTCATATATTTTTATTTGTGGCTTAATGCTTTTTTTCATGGTTCAACCTCAAATTCTTAATTAAGAACCTAACGACTTGGTCCAAGTCCTTAGCCCTTGTTCTTATCTTTATTTTATGTAGTCTGTTTAAGGTATCTACTTCAACACTTACCGTTGTTTTCATAATTTAATTAAATTATTAAACTATTTAAATGTTTTGTTCATAAGCTTTTTATCGACGATTAATTACCTATAAGCATCCAATCAATCTGTCCATCATCACTGGCGTCACTGCTTGTAATTGTGAAGCTCACACCATTAGATATGGTATAACTTAGGTGTCCTGCACTTGTTCCTAATGTCTTTCTTGATAAGAAAATCTTGTCTGTTGAGGCTACATTTGTATTGCTAACCGTGACTGTTCCACCTGATAGAGTTGCAGTTCCCTTAGCTACACTTGTCAAGATAAGTTTTTTATCAACCTTCAAACCGCCTGTAACCTCAAAATAAGACGTGGCTGCTGTCGTTCCTAAATGTATAAAACTTTGTAGTAAGTTGTTATTCTCATCTTTAACAGAAAACAAGCCTGCAAAAAAATCCCCTTCTCCTACGTTAATCTCCCATCTATCCACAGGCGCAGAAATAGATAAAGCCCCTGTTCTTGTTCTCTTAAATTTACTTGTTTCATTAAGGGAGAAGTTACCGTTAATTTTAACGTCGCCTGTAACTCCGAAGTCGCCTTCCCACCACATACCCTCTCTACCGTAAGCTCTCCAACTCATATTAAACCCCTTAAACGAGCATGGCTTTCTCTTAACTCTTCCATTGGGTTTCGTTCCTTAAAAAGCGATTTCAAATAACCTGATGGTGTAGTAGTTGTTGCAACAATCGGGGTATAAGTGCAATAAATATCATATCTATCGGTTGTTTCTCCTGCTGTGCCTTCTGGAACGAATGGGTCTGGCCATGTTCCAGTATAAGCAATGGTTTGCCTGTCCGACGTTCCAACAGACGCAGTGTATTGTAATCTAATTACTCCGGGTCCGCTAGTCCCCCATACACAAATATAGTAATCTTCTCCTGCAATCAAATTAGTTGGCTTTCCATCAATAGCAAGAGTTATCTCTTCTTCGGTAGTTGTTGATTTACTTCCCTGCACGGTTTCAGCAATAAGGGAATTATCAGACGCTTTATAAAGGGCAAATTCAAAATCGTGGTTGTCTGCTGTATTCTGTGATAATCTCGCTGTTATACTTGTCGGAGTTCCATTTTCAGAACAAGTGAATAAACCTGCTCTTATTATTCCTTCAAAAGTTCTTGTTGATGCACCATCAGCACCAGTGTAACCAAATGTAGCCATGTTAAAAAGAAGTAATTAAACTATAAAAAATTATGCACCTGTGTTAGTAATCAAGACACATGCCTTAGGAGCGTGTAACTGGAATGTTCCAATTTCAGCAGCTCTAACTAAGTCTCCCTTACCTGCGTCGTTCTTAGTCCAAGTTGTTAAAGG